TTCTGAATCTTCCACCGAGACTTTCTCGCTTGAGCTCAGCGGATAGTCGACCAGCCGGATGCCGTTGTTTTTTGCCGCCTGGCTTTCAGCGTCATACCAGCCTTCGCGTTTCTCATCGCGCAGATTGATGATGGTCTTGATGCCATAGGCCTTGGCATAGGCCGTGATGTCCTTGCCGCTCGGCTGAGCCGAACGGTAGAGCTCACCGGGTATGACTTCGTGAAAATTTCCGGTCAGCTGACCGATGCCCATATGCGCGCCGGCCAGAACCGGCAGGGCGACAAGGCCGATGGCCGTGATTTTCAAAAACTTCAGAACAATACGCAAAACGTCAACCCGCGATATTCATCGGACGGGGTGGCAGATGGCATCGCAAACGGGCGAAAACAAGTCGGGCAGCGGCCACCACCGCCCTGATGCGGCAGACGGGAGACCCGCCTGCCGCATGAAACCTTTGCATTGCAGGGCTTATCAGAAAGGTGCGCGATAGCGCGGAAACTCTCAAAATACCGTGATGGCCGGAAGCCGGGTGGCCCCGCTCAGTCGAACTCGGCGGAAATGACGGTGACGCGCCATTCCAGACGTTGCGGTTCCACCCTCTCATTGTTGCGCAGCCGGAATGCGCGGCATGCGGCAAATGTTTCGCCAGCCTCGATCCGCCTTTCGCTTACCTGATAGGGATCGAAGGCGACGGAAGCGCGGAAGGCCGGTTCGAACCCTTCCAGCGTGTAAGTCAGGCGCTGCACGGCGACATCATTGTCATTGCGAAAGCTGACGCGAATGGGCAACGCCGCATCCGGGCAAGCCGCATCGAAACTGGCTGTTGCAACGACATGTTCGAGCCTCTGGCTGCCGCGCCACCAGTCATAAATGACAAAAGCGGCGGTGGTCGCCCAGATCAGCAGCAGGCAGATGACGACGGGTTTAAGATGCCGCGGAAATGCGATGAGAGTAAGAAGAAGAATGGCACTGAGAACGGCTCCGACGATCACGTCGTCCCTCCCCGGTAAAAACTAACCCTCATGCGATCCCGTCCTCCCTTGCGCGTCTGCCCGGCAAAATGCCGTTTCGGGTACGGCGCAATTGCCGCGCCGAAGCAACC